ACCAAAAAATGCCGCGGCGGGACTTTTCCGCCGATGGTTCCGGTCTGGAACGGGCCCGGAAGTCGCCGCCCATGACACCATCCTGTTCCAGACCGGGCTTTACCTCAACGTCACCTCCTCCGGAGGCACCAGACTAGCTGTGGAAGCCGTTTGGCGCGCTGTCTACCCCCGTAAGCAGCTGCTGCCAACCGTATCCCTCCGGCGGTGATGAACGGAAAGTACTGGCAAAGTGCTGGTGCCTCCTGAAGAAGTGACGTTGAGAACCCTTAAAGTAATTATAACTGGAGGTGAACTCCGTGGCTGACAAAAGCGGTTCTGGCCGGCCACGGAGGCCTCCGGCTAGGACACCGCAAGCCCGCGAAGACCAGCTCGTCGCACTCGCTTACGACGAATCGGAGAGGCTGATCCGATCGGGCAATGCGACATCTCAGCTACTAACGCACTTTCTCAAGCTTGGCACGGAGAGGGAGAAGCTTGAGCGCGAAAGGCTGAGCGGAGAGGTTGAATTCCTTAAAGCCAAGCGAGACAACTTGAATAAGCAGGGCGCTATGGAGGGGCTCATGCAAGCAGCACTCACTGCCATGCGTACTTACACCGGCCGGGGCGACGATGCCGACTACGCAGATCAGGCGTTACAGTGAGCTGACGAGGATCGAGACGTTCGAAGGACGATTCGAATACCTTCGACTCAACTCGTCGATTGGCGTCGAGACCTTCGGGTTCGATCGTTGGTTGAACCAGGCCTTCTACAGGTCGGCGCAATGGAAAACCGTCAGGCGCCACGTCATCGTTCGCGACTTGGGTCTCGACCTCGGGGTCGAGGGTAATGAGATCTTCGGGGATGTCCATGTACATCACATGAACCCGATGTCGGTGGCAGACGTCGTTCATGCCGAGGCAAGCATCCTCGACCCCGAGTATCTGATCAGCGTTTCGCTGCGAACACACAACGCAATCCACTTCGGCGATGAACGGCTTCTGCCACGCGGGCCGATCGAACGGAAACCGGGCGACACCAAACTTTGGTAGGAGTCATGGAGAAGATCACACCTGCTCGTCGTGTCAACTCATTCGCCGAGATCGAACAACCCGGCGATTATTACGGGCCGACTACGGCATACACCGGCATTCCGGCAGTGTTCTTCCTGAAGCCGAACGCTCGAGATCTTGACGCAGTTCCACGCGCTCGTTCAGTTCAACACGTTTGCTCGCCACCTCACGTGTTTCGTGAGTGTGTCGACGGCTCACTCGAGATTCGCGAAAGCATCAGCAATCTGACTCGTGGTGGTGGATCTGAAACAGATGACGGTTGGCACGGCTATCTGGATGAAGGTAATATCTGGCGGCAAGTTTAAGACCGGGTGAGTGATCGCCAACGGTTAATAAAAATTAGGAGGTGTTCAACATGACCGATCCGAATCCCGACATGGATGTGACTTACGTCCACGGCAAGGGTTTTAAGCCTGGGACTCTCGGCGGTTACATCGCTCCCGCGGTGACGGCGCTGGTTGACGGGTCGTCAGTACCATTGGACGCGTCACTCGGCAACGACTTCCGTTGGACGCTCGGCGGTAGTTCGCACACTCTCGCAGCGCCCTTGAACCCGGTTAACGGTCAGCCCATCACCGTGGCGATCAAGTACACCGGTAGTTTCACGCCGCTGTTCAACGCCGTGTTCGATTTTGGGACAGCGGGTCATCCTTCCTGGACGGCGACCTCTGGCAAAACCGACTACGCTGGCTTCCGCTATGATGCAGATCTTAACGGCGGTGCCGGCGCATGGGCTTACCAAGGGTGTGTTCTTGGATTGACTAGCTGATGACTAGTTACACGCTTTTCGGTCAGCCGCCGAGCCCTGCGTCGCTCGCGGCTGATAATAATTCTTACACGATGGGCGTGGAATTCAGTGTCAGCGTTTCCGGCGCCACCCTTTCCGCCGTCTGGTTCTATTCGGGCCCTGGCGCCGTTGCGCTACCGGGCGCTATCGCCCTGTATGACATCGACGCGAACTTGATCCACTCGGAGGCCGTGTCATCATGGTCTGGTGCGGCTGGCTCAGGATGGGTTCGTGCCGCTTTCTCCAGCCCGCCAGCATTGACTTCAGGCGTAGGCTACAGAGCATGCGTGTTCACGGTATCTCCTGCTGGCAACTGGTATTCCGCCACGGCGAATTACTGGGCGTTTGAGTCCGGCTTGGGCGGATCGCTAGGCATTACGCACGGACCGCTGACGGCTCCAAATGCTGACGGATCAAGCGGTGGCCAGGACACGTTTAACGCCGGGACGAGTCTTACTTACCCAGCCAGCGCATTCAACTCCACCAATTACTGGGTTGACCCCGAGGTCACGGTTAGTGGGTCCGCAGTTCCGACTGGTATGTTCGCGGCAAACATCGTTTAAGAAATCGATCTGGTAAGGAGGAATCTAGTGACGGACCTGATCACGGTCATACTCGACGAGGGTGGACCTGACAAGAAGTTCGTAGATCGCGGGTATTGCCTGATCGCGCCGAACAAGAGGTTCCCCGACGGATCCGACGGAATGATCATCGGCCGCATCACAGCCAAGGGTTTGTTCAGCCGGGATTCGCCGCCGAGTGTCATGCTGCTTCCGTGCGATCTTGTCGGTCCGCAGCGATCTGACGGCACGCCGGACTGGCACTACGAAATCAAGTACTCGAACGACTTCCCGGGCAAGCCGCGGCCATGGTCCTTCCAGCTGCTTTCGACCGGCGGATCGACGCAGCATCTTCGCGACTTGCTGCCGGTTCTTGCCGCGCAACCATCACAGCCGAACCCGGTGCCGTGGAACGAGGAAATCGCTCAGGGTTCGTTCGTCCAGCGCGAATTCACCTTCACCGCTCCGGATGGCACGCCGCTAGATGTTGAAGGCACTGTCTGGGAATACATTCTGCGCGACAAGACTGGCGCTCAGGTTTTCACGTTCCGAACGACGCCCACCATCGACGGCAGCCTTTCGGTCACGAGCACTGAGGCAGCGACGAAAGTCACGTTCTCTCTTCTACCGGCGGCAACGACTAGTCTAGCTCCGGGTATGTACCAGCAAGCGCTGTGGATGAACCCGGATGACGAAACTGCATACGCCTGGCTCGCCGGTGAGCTCACAATCAACCTCGTTGCTCAGCCTTAAGGAGCTGTAATGACTTACACCGCGCACAAGTTCCCTCAGGCGGAGCTCAAGGCGTACAGCAAGCTGCTTGACCTCACCTCCGACACGCTGAAGGTCATCCTCGGCAACGCTGCGGGTCCGATCGACCTCAGTACTGCCGGGGTCCAGGCCTGCGTGACGCACGCTGACTGGAAGGCGATCGTCGCGGAGATCACGGCCACCGGTTACACGGCCGGTGGTGCCACTCTTGCCAGTGTTTCGCTTTCAGTCACGGGTGACGTTCTCAAGCTCACCTGTGCCGACCCGGTTTGGGCGTCTTCGACGATCACCGCGAACCAGGCGATGTTCTACGATGCCACTGCGGATGTCTGCCTGGCGTTCTGGGACTTCGGCGGTGCCATCTCGTCGACAGCCGACAACTTCACTCTGCACATTCCGACGAACGGCATCTTCACCGACACGGCGAGCTAGCCTCGCGGGCGGAAGCCTGAGGAGGCGACATGACCAACGCCAGTTTCGTCCAGCAGATCGGCAAGACGACTGGCAACGGTCTGAGCAGTATCCAGGTCGTGCCGGCGTCGGGCCATGACACGGTCAGCGGTAACCAGATCATCGTTTCGGTCAACTGGGTTCCCGTTTCAGGTAGCACGTACGCCACGTGTGTGATTTCGGACAGCGCCGGCAACACTTACACGACGAAATATTCGTATGCAGGCGATGCGAATGGGCCGGCGTGTCTGGTCGCAAAATGCGATAACGCCACACCGATCAGTCACACTGGCGGTTTCATCAAGGCGACGTTTACGGGCCCGGCATCGTTCTCCATCATGATGGCGGATGAGCTTTCCCATGCCGGCGCTGATGACGGGTCGCCTGTCACTAACTCCGGGGCGATCAACTCGGCGACCATTTCCTTGGGATCGCTACCGGTCGCTGCCGGAGACATCGCGTACGTCGTGATCAACTCCGCAGGCAACCTGACGGCAACAACCTGGACCAGCGGTTGGACGGCCGAGTTTCAATCGGCAACGCCGACCTTGTCGATCGGTTATCAGACGATATCTAGCGGGGGCTCAGTAACTGGCACCGCGACGTTGAGATCTGCCGAGCCGACCACTTGGCGAATGTTCGCGTTCAAGGACGCTAGCGGCACTACTCCAGCAACGGCCAATGGTGTAACGGCGACGTCTGCCGCGACTTCTCCGGCCGGAACAGTGCTGGCTCGGGCCAAAGCCAACGGTGTCACTGCCACAGCGACCACAGCTTCGACTCCCGGCTTCGCTGGCGTAAGTGCTGTAGCTAACGGTGTTACAGCTACGTCAGCTTCAGCATCAGCAACGCCTTCAGCCTCAGCTCGGGCCAAAGCCAACGGCGTTACGGCGTTGTCCGCGTCAGTGGCAGACGCGGGCGTTGTGTCTATTGCAGGCGATGCAATAGCAATCGGTGTAACAGCTACGTCTGCTTCAGCATCAGCGACGCCTTCAGCCTCGGCCCGGGCTAAGGCTAATGGCGTTACAGCAAACTCAGTGTCGACGGCTTCTGCCGGTTTGGCTGGCGTCCCTGCAATAGCTAACGGTGTCACAGCAACATCATCTTCGGCATCGATTCCGGGTTCGGCGACAGGTAAAGCGAGAGCTGATGGCGTGATCGCCGTAAGTTCTTCGATTTCCTCCGCTGGATCCGTCCGAGCCGCAGCAATAGTCTCCGGTGTGACCGCAACAAGTTCTAGCGCGGCGCATGCCGGATCGGCCGTTGTGTCAGTTTCTGTACCGAAAACGGGGACGGTATCGATCCATGCTGTCAGTCCCGGGAACGTAAATATTTCCGAGCCCACAGAAGGGTCGGTTTCCATCAGAAATATGACAGGCGGAAAGGTAACTATCAAGTAGGAGGACGAATATGGCGGACCGCACAATGTACGATGGCATCAACACGGATGCCAGCATCATCAGGAAGGTGGCGAAACCAGGCGACGGCGTCGCGTACTACATCGACGGCTGGTTCGCCTGGACGCCGCAGCAGATCGCGCTGTTCCCGGACTGCTGGCACGTCACGATCACCGTTCTCGGGAACCCGGCCGACGCCGGCGACTGCGAGACCGGTGACATGACGCCGGACGGTGCGGCCCGCTGGGCGGTCGATCAGAAGACGCGTGGTTACTGGCGTCCGACGATCTACCGAAGCCTTTCGCTCATGGGAGACATCCGGAAATCAACCGGTAACCTTGTCATGGGCGTGGATTGGGATGCGTGGGTCGCCGACTACGACAACAGCATGTCCAGCGACTACGCCAAGGAAGCGGCGAAGCAGTTCAGGAACACCGCCGGGTTCGACCAGTCCGAAGTGTACGACCCGGGCTGGCCGCACCGCGTAAAACCTGTACCCACGAAGCCGGGAGTTCCGGCGCCTTACCTGACGCGATGGGGTGCTGGCGTTGTGCTGCAGTTTGGCAACGTCGGCAACTCCGTACTGGCGCTGCAGAAGGCGCTGAACAAGGTTGACACCTTCGGTGTGCGCAATCTGACCGAGGACGGCAAGTTCGGCATGCAGACGCAGACCGCGGTCAAGAACTTCGAGGCTCTCGCCAAGATCGGCGTCGACACCGGTGTCGCCGGCGGCCAGGTCCGTAACGCTCTCATCCACATGGGCATGCTTTCCGCCGACGGCGTGCCAGCCTAGACAGGAAGGCCCATGACTGCCAATTCGAACAGTATCCTCGACTCGGTCAAGAAGGCTCTAGGGATTGACGCGAGTGATCCGTCGTTCGACGTGGACGTGATCATGCATGTCAACTCCGCGTTGGGGATTCTGCGACAGATTGGCGTCGGGGACGAGTCCGGCTACGCGATTGACGACAACTCAGCGGTCTGGACGGATTTTACGGACGATATCGTGATTCTTTCACCGCTGAAGAGCTACATCGTGCTGAAGGTGCGTCTCTGGTTCGACCCGCCGCAAAACTCCAAGACGATCGACTCGATGGAGAAGCAAGTGGTCGAGCTGGAGGCGCGCCTCAACATGCTTGCTGAGCAGATCAACCCGCCAGACACTCCGCCAAAGCGCCGGCAGCACGTCGGCATCCCAGACGAGGTCATCGTGGGCTACCTGTTCGGCGAAACCGGCCTGTAACACTTATCTGGGAAGGAGGTCAGCGATGGCCGATCCAACTGTCATGGAGCGCAAGGCGTTCGCCAAAATGGGGCTCGCGATGCCGGACGGTTCTTACTACGTCCGTCAGGGTTCCGTGGGCGCCAGCGATCTGCAGAACGCGATAGAGGCCGTTGGTCGTGGCGAAGCTGCCGGCGACGACGGTGCTGCGATTCGCCGGCACATCATGAAGCGGGCTGCGGACCTGAAGCTGTCCGACAAGATCCCGGACACGTGGAATCCGGACGGCACGCTCAAGCACTCCGACGTCGACCTCGTTGACGAGTTCCTGGCTCACCACGGTGTTCCTGGCATGCGCTGGGGGCATCGGAAGGGCTCGTCAGGATCCGACACTCACACCGTCCGGGTGCCGTCGGGCTCGTCGGAAGACCACGTGCGAACCGTGGTGATCAAGGACAAGGCGAAAGTCGGCGGTGGCATCCATGCTTTGTCCAACGACGAGCTCAAGGTCGCCAACGAGCGCCTGAACCTCGAACAGAACTATCACCGGTTGACGTCCGAGCCGAGCAAGATCGTCAAGGGCCACAACTTCGTCAAGGCAGTTGTCGGCGGAGCTAAGACTGGCGTCGACGCGGTCGACACTGGACGACGGGTGGTCAAGACGGTCAAGGACATCCAGGAGCTCGCTAGCAAGTAGGAGGCGTTAGTGCTATCGAACACGGCGACGCCTAAGTACTACGGCCGGTTCCGTGAGAAGGTGCTCCGCGGAGAGATTCCGGTTAACCGGGAAGTCTCCATGGAGATGAACCGCATCGATGCACTCATAGCGAACCCTAACTTCTACTACGACGATCGAGCGATCGACGGATTTATCTTGTACTGCGAGAATGAGCTGACGCTGACTGACGGCAGCGACTTCTTCATGCTGGAGAGCTTCAAGCTATGGGCTGAAGCTCTTCTCTCGTGGCACTACTTCGTCGAACGCAGCGTCTACGTACCGGACCCTGACGGGCACGGTGGCCACTACGTACGGAAGCGGATTTGTAAGCGTCTCGTCAACAAGCAATATTTGATTGTCGCTCGTGGTGCGGCGAAGTCAATGTACGCCATGCTGATCCAGGCTTATTTCCTGAACGTCGACACAAGCACTACTCACCAGATCACGACTGCCCCGACCATGCGGCAGGCAGATGAGGTGATGGCGCCGTTCAGGACTGCGATCATCAGGGCAAGAGGACCGCTGTTCAAGTTCCTGACTGAAGGCTCTCTGCAGAACACCACTGGCTCTCGGGCGCTCCGAGCGAAACTGGTCTCCACGAAGAAGGGGATCGAGAACTTCCTTACGGGTTCTCTGCTTGAAGTGCGCCCGATGGCCATCGGTAAGCTACAGGGTCTTCGTCCTAAAGTGTCGACCATCGACGAGTGGTTGTCTGGCGATCTCCGAGAGGATGTCATCGGTGCGCTTGAGCAAGGCGCATCGAAGCTGGACGACTACGTCATTGTTGCGGTCAGCTCAGAAGGCACTGTCCGCAATGGTAGCGGCGACACGATTAAAATGGAGCTAACCGACATCCTCCGCGGTGAGTATTACAACCCGCACGTTTCCATCTGGCATTACAAACTGGATGAAATCGAGGAAGTCGGCGACCCGGCGATGTGGCCCAAGGCGAATCCGAATCTCGGAATCACCGTGAGCTATGAAACCTACCAGCTGGACGTCGAACGAGCCGAGAACGCGCCTGCGACTCGTAACGACATCCTGGCCAAGCGTTTCGGTATCCCGATGGAAGGTTACACGTACTTCTTCACGTACGAGGAGACTCTTCCGCAACCCCGTCTTCGTGAATTCTGGAAGATGCGCTGCGCCATCGGCGCGGACATGTCTCAAGGTGATGACTTCTGCGCTTTCACGTTCTTGTTCCCTTTGCCGCGTGAAGCGTTCGGAATCAAAACCCGAAGTTACATCTCCAGTTACACGATGGCGAAGCAGCCCGGGGCGATGCGCGCGAAATATGAGGAATTCATCCGAGAGGGAAGCTTGCATGTCATGGACGGCACTGTGCTGGACATGATGCAGGTTTATGAAGACCTCGAGCGCTACATTCATGAAAATGAGTACGACGTTACGGCATTCGGATTCGACCCGTACAATGCCAAAGAGTTCATGACTCGCTGGGAAGCGGAAAACGGACCGTTTGGAATTGAGAAAGTCATTCAGGGTGCACGTACCGAATCGGTTCCTCTCGGCGAGCTCAAGTTGCTCGCAGAGCAGCGTCTCCTCCTGTTCGACCAGGAGCTGATGTCGTTCACGATGGGAAACACGATCACCATCGAGGACACCAACGGAAACCGGAAGCTCCTGAAGCGCCGGCAAGATGCCAAGATCGACAATGTTGCCGCCCTGATGGACGCTTGGGTGGCGTTCAAGTTGAACAAGGACTCGTTCGAGTAACCGAGGAGAATCAAATGACCCACCAGAAGACCACCCAGGCGATCGTCGTCTCGGGCGCAGCAGTCAACCCCAAGGGCCAGGGCGTGGAGCGAATCTCGCTGTACGACGGCGCGGGCAAGCCCATGCAGCTCAACTCGAGCCTGGCGAAGGTCCCGGCCGCCATCACGCTGACCAACGTGTCCAGCAACGTCGCCATCGACGCGTCGCAGGGCAACTACGGTGTCATCACGCTCACCGCGTCGGGCTGGACCATCGTCAACCCGACCAACCCAAGCAACGGCCAGGAGCTGACGCTGGGACTGCGCCAGGACGGCACCGGGTCCAGGACTGTCACCTGGGGCAACAAGTTCGACTTCGGCGGTGTCGGCGGCACGCCCACGCTGACCACGGCCGCCAGCAAGCTCGACTTCTTCAAGTTCATCTACGACTCGACCCTCGACAAGTGGTGCTGCATCCTCAAGGCCCTCAACGAGTAGTGGGCCGCCGTTCCAACGTCTGAGAATATCGGCTGAATTCTGCCGGAAAGGAGGTGCGCATGGCAGGATTGAGAGAACGTTGGGCTAATGCACGAGCGCTAATGCATGCGTGGAATGCGTTCGTCTTCACCCAACAGAATTCGGACGCTGTCGCGGCGCAGATCAACACGCAAGCTCTGGGCCAGGCGTCGAGCTACAGTCCATCACGTACCCGAACGAGGATACCCAACGAGCGATCTATAATCGGGGCGATTTACACTCGTCTCGGTATTGACGTCGCAGCCGTGGATATCCGGCACGTGAAACTGGATGACAACGGTCGCTACCAGTCGGACATCGACAGCAACCTGCAGAACTGCCTGACGGTTGAAGCCAACATCGATCAAGGCGCACGACAGTTCCGGCAGGATATCGCAATGACACTCTTTGAGTGGGGTGTTGCTGCGATCGTTCCGGTGGACACGACGCTTAACCCGCTCGACACTGGTGGCTACGACGTTAATACCATGCGTGTCGGGCAGGTACTGCAGTGGTACCCGCAACACGTCACCGTTCGGCTCTACAACGACCGGAAGGGGATCAGGGAAGACGTCACGCTGCCCAAGACGATGGTGGCCATTGTAGAGAATCCGCTCTACACGGTCATGAACGAGCCCAACTCCACTCTTCAGCGTCTAGTCCGGAAGCTCGTGCTACTGGACGACGTCGATGAGCAGAGCGCTTCGGGCAAACTGGACCTCATCATTCAGCTTCCGTATGTCGTCAAGACTGAGACACGGCGAGAAGAAGCCAAGAAGCGGATGGCTGAAATTGAGTTCCAGCTGAAGGGTTCGCAGTACGGTATCGCCTACACAGACGGCACCGAGAAGATCACCCAGCTGAATCGTCCGGCCGAGAACAACCTGATGGCCCAGATTCAGTACCTTGTAACGCTGCTGTACAGCCAGCTCGGCATCACCGAAGAAGTAATGAACGGCACGGCTCTTCCGCCGGCAATGATCAACTACTACAACAGGACGATCGAGCCGATCCTAGGCGCTATCACGGAAGCGATTAAGCGGACTTTCCTGACGCGAACTGCGCGTACGCAGGGTCAGTCCGTTGTGGCCATCCGTGATCCGTTCAAGCTCGTCACTGTGGATCAGTTGGCGGAGATCGCCGACAAGTTCACCAGGAACGAGATCTTCTCCTCGAACGACGTTCGAGCCATCGTCGGGTTCAAGCCCTCCGACGATCCGAAGGCCGATCAGCTGCTGAACAAGAACATCCCTGCCGCCTATGGGGAATTGCCAGCACAGCCTGCTCCCCCTGGCACGGCATTGACAAGGCCGGCTCTTCCGTCCAAAACGGGAGGACTGCCGACAGTCAAGGCAATTCCAAGCTAGGGCGATACCTTAAGGAGTTGAAAAGTCAAAATGGGAGCTCCGAAGCCGGACTTCTCTGGTTACGTCACCAAGTACAACATGCAGTGCACTGACGGCCGGACCATCCAGGCACACGCCTTCAAGCACAACGACGGCGCCCAGATCCCTCTCGTCTGGCAGCACCAGCACGACGACCCGATGAACGTCATGGGTCATCTGGTGCTGGAACACCGCGACGACGGTGTGTACGCGAGGGGTTACTTCAACAGCACCGAGCGTGCCCAGCACCTGAACAGTGCGGTGAAGCACAAGGACATCACCAAGATGTCCATCTACGCGAACCGGCTGAAGGAACGCGGCCCGGTCGTCACACACGGCGACATCAAGGAAGGCAGCCTGGTGATGGCGGGAGCCAATCCGGGCGCGGTCATCGACAACGTCTACATCCAGCATGGCGATGGCTCCGAGACCGTCGCCGAGGGTGAAGTCATCATCTACCTGGATGACTCCGACACGATCAGTCTCGAGCACGACGACTCGAGCGACAACAAGGACGACTCCGAAGTCAAGCCCACCGCCGCCAACCCGGACCCGGATGGCGACGGCGACAACGACCTGTTCGACCCGAAGGACGGCGGTCTGGACGCCAAGACTGCCACGGTTGAAGAGATCCTGGCCACGCTCACTCCGGAGCAGAAGGCGGCGGTGGAGAAGAAGTACGCCTCCGCCCAGCACGGCGACATTGCCGACGACGCCTCGGTTGAGCAGGTCCTCGCGACGCTCAGCCCGGTACAAGGAAAGACCGTCTACGCCCTCATTGGCGAGGCGCTTGCGCACAAGGATAACGACCAGAAGGGCAGCGACATCGTGACTCGTAACGTCTTCGACCAGAACGACGCGAACAAGGGCCAGGGGCCGGCGGGGCCGTCCGACTGGCGTTCCATCTCCCATGCGGACCGGGACGGCATCTTCGCCTCCGCGGCCCGTGGTGGCTCGCTGAAGGCTGCGGTCGAGGAGTACGCCCTCGCCCACGGCATCGACAACATCGGCACCCTGTTCCCGTACGACCAGGCCGTCACCGCAACCCCGGAGTTCATCACCCGGCGGATGGAGTGGGTGGCCGGCGTGCTGAACAACGTGCACAAGGTGCCGTTCGCCCGCATCAGGAGCTGGTCCGCTGACCTCACGTTCGACGATGCTCGCGCGCGGGGTTACATCAAGACCAACCTGAAGAAGGAGCAGTTCTTCAGCGTGGCGAAGCGGGTCACCACCCCGCAGACCGTCTACAAGAAGCAGAAGCTCGAGCGTGACGACATCCTCGACATCACCGAGTTCGACGTGGTGCAGTGGATGCAGACCGAGCTCCGCGTCATGCTGGACGAGGAAATCGCTCGCGCCATCCTGGTGGGCGACGGCCGCGAGGTGGACGACGACGACCACATCAACCCGCAGAACATTCGGCCGATCCTCGGCGACGACCCGCTGTACGTCACCAACCTCGAAGTCGACCTGACGTCCTCCGGCACCTCGGCGGACGACGTGGTGGACGCGGTCGTCAGCGGCATGCGGTACTACCGGGGCTCCGGCAACCCGGTCCTGTACACCACGCTGCCGTACCTGTCGAAGCTGCTGCTCGTCAAGGACACGCTGGGCCGGCGTCTGTACGCCAACAAGGGCGAGCTCGCCAGTGCGATGACCGTCTCCGACATCATCCCCTGCGAGGCCCTCGAGGCAACGCCGGGCCTGATCGGCATCATCGTCAACCTGACGGACTACAGCCTCGGCGCCGACAAGGGCGGTCAGGTGTCGATGTTCGACTTCTTCGACATCGACTACAACCAGCAGAAGTACCTGATCGAGACCCGCGTCGCCGGGGCTATGACCAAGTACCGCGGCGCCATCACGATCCAGGAGTGGACCGGTGCCGGCGGCGTGCTGGCCAACCCGACCGCTCCGACGTTCGTGAAGAGCACCGGCGTGGTGACGATCCCGACCACCTCGCACGTGACCTACGTGGTCCACGACGACGTCGCCGACACGGACGGTGCCGCGCTCAGCGCCGGTGCCCAGTCCGCGATCAGCGCCGGCGCCACTGTCCACATCCGCGCGCTGCCCGCCTCGACGTACACCTTCGTCGACGACCAGAGCGAGGACTGGTACTTCACCCGCGACCCGGCATAGTCGCAGCGAGGAAGACTGACATGCGGTTCTCCGGCCGCGTTGGTTTCACGCATCAGGAGACAACTGCTCCAGGCGTCGTTGAAGACCGAATCGTCACTCGACAGTATTTCGGGGACGTCGTGATCTTCAACAGGCGCCTGGAGCAGGCGGGTGGAGCATACCCAACGTTGAACGATAACGTGGCGGTGGGGAACTCCATATCCATCGTGGCTGATGCGTTTGCCAGCGAAAACTTCATGAACATGAGGTACGTAAACTGGCAGGGGTATAACTGGAAAATAACCAACGTTGATGTCCGGAGACCACGTCTTGTCCTGACGCTTGGAGGTCAGTGGGATGGGATCACGGACTGATTTCCAGGCAGTTCTGGAAGGGCTAGCTGAAGGCGCTGAGGTTTACTATCAGCCTCCTACTGGCACCAGTCTCAATTACCCCGCCATCATTTACAACCGGGACTTCCGGAAGACCGAATATGCGGATAACCAGCCTTACGTGGGCACGTGGCGTTATCTGGTAATGGTCATCGACCGGGATCCCGACAGCGACCTCGTCGAACTCGTCGCGAAAATGCCCATGACGAGCTTTGTTCGTCATTTCGCGCGCGACAATCTGAACCACGACGTTTTCTACGTTTACTTCTGAGGAGGAGAAACGTGACTGCCCTCGTATTCGACGCGGCGGGGAAGCACCTGTTCGAGACTGGTGTTGACCGTGGCGTCCTGTACATCCTGAACACGGAGACCGGCCTCTACGACGCCGGCTTCGTCTGGAACGGTCTCACCACCGTCAAGGAGAAGCCGGCCGGCGCGGCCGCCAACCCGCAGTACGCGGACAACATCAAGTACCTGAACCTCTACTCGCTGGAGACCTTCGGCCTGGAGATCGACGCCTTCACCTACCCGGACGAGTTCGGGCAGTGCGACGGCACCGTGTCCCCTGAAGCCGGTGTCGCTGTGGGTCAGCAGGGTCGCGCGGTCTTCGGCCTGTCGTACCGGACCAAGATCGGCAACGACGCGAACCCGGACGCGGGCTTCCGGTACCACATGGTCTACGGCCTGACCGCGTCACCGTCCGAGCGCGACTACGCGACGGTCAACGACAACCCGGCGCCGGTCGCGTTCAGCTGGACCTGCGACAGCATCCCGGTCTCGGTGAGCGGCATGAAGCCCACGTCGCTGATCACGATCGACAGCACCACGGTCGATGTCACCGCGCTGGGCACCCTGACCGACGCCCTGTACGGCACCTCAGGCACTGACCCGGAGCTTCCGCTGCCGGACACCCTGCTCGCGCTCTTCGCTGGCAGCGTGACGTCCATCACCCTGTCGCCGGCCACCTTCGACGGTGCGCACACCATCACCATCCCGTCGCAGGCCGGCGTGACCTACTACGTCGACGGCGTGGCCCACGCGGCCGGCACGCAGTTGCTGACCACTGGCCAGAAGAAGGTCGTCTCCGCGGTGGCCAACCCGGGCTACGTGTTCAACAAGCCCGTCGTCACGGAGTGGCTGTTCAGCTTCGTCAGCTAGAAAGGAATCAGCGAGTGCTCCGGATCACACTCTTCCCCCAAGACGAGTCGTTCGATGAGGCGAACAGTACGTTCATTCCCTCGGGTGACGGATACGTCATGGATCTGGAGCACTCGCTGGTCTCCATGTCAAAATGGGAGTCGAAATACGAAGTGCCGTTCCTTTCGACTAATGACAAGACATTGGAGCAGACGATCGATTACATTCGGATGATGGTTGTCGGAGACAATCCTCCTCCGGAGGTTTTCGCCAGAATTAGCGCGGACCACATCAACGAGATCAACCGGTACATCGCGTCCAAGCAGACCGCGACCTGGTTCAGCAACGAGCGGAAGAAGACCGCGCCAAGCCGCGAGGTCATCACCGCGGAACTGATCTACTACTGGATGATCTCCCACAACGTTCCGGTCGAGTTTCAGCATTGGCACTTGAGCCGGCTTCTGACGTTGATCAAAGTTTGCAACGTCAAAAATGCTCCGAAGGAAAAAGTGTCACCTGCTGAGATGTTGCAGCAGCGTCGAGAACTTAACGAGCAGAGAAAACGGGAACTCGGGACTACTGGGTGAGGAGGAACGCGACGTGAGAATCGACTGGGATCAGCCAGGCGACAGGCAGTTCGAGGCAGGCGTGGACCGGGCTGTACTTTACGTCGGCGACGCCCCAGGAGTTCCGTGGAACGGCATCGTCTCGATCGATGAGAACCCGTCCGGAGGGGCAGCTACTCCTTACTACTTCGACGGGGAGAAGTACCTGAACCTTTCGGCTCCGGAGGAATACCAGGCCACACTTCACGCTTTCACCTACCCGGACGCCTTCGGCGTCTGCGACGGCAGTGTGGCTGTAACTGACGGCCTGTTCATCCTTTACCAACCGCGGAAGCCGTTCAGCTTGTCGTACCGAACCAAGATCGGCAACGACCTGGCAGGACCCGACTTCTCGTACAAGATTCACATCGTGTACAACGCTCTCGCC